GGAGGTCACGCCAAAGTGGGAACGGATGATTTCCGTGTACCTGGTTCCCCCTCGAGCATCGCGCTCGAGGAGTCTCTGAATTGCGAAAGACTGGCGAAGATCATTGATCGTGAAACCAGTCGCGGTAGAGAGATCGGCATAGATCGCCGGAGTATCCAGGGGCGCGCCTTCCGGTGACACTTCGAAAATCCATCCAGGACCGGAAGGAGCTGACCCGAAGTTGTAAGTCCTTTGACCGCCGCCTGTTTCCGTGACGGTAACGTCAGCCGTTGCAGAGGTGACAGCATCGAGGCCGATACCCGTGACGGGCGCCAGGCCGCCCAGGTCGACAGTTACCGCATCGCCTTTTTGCGGCCAGGGCAGGCAGCTGGTGAAGTAATCATGCCGTTTACCACGGCGGCGAATAGCATAGGTCGCGATATCATCGGGACCGTCACCCTTTGGAACGACCAGGGAGTCTTGAAGGTTCTGATCTCTGAACCATTCGTTAAATACGAGGTTGTAGCCCCTGAACGGCAACGCGTTCGGGGCGATAGGAGCAACACCTACCGGGAGTCCGAAATAATCGAAAATCGATTCCGAGGTGTAGTTGCCCGTTTCGGCGAGGACAGGAACGACATAGTCCGTGGAATCATCCGGGTTGTCTTGCTCGCCGTTGAATCTTTGCCAATTGTCCCAGACCAGCCGGTTCGGGACGAAGAAGAAGAAGGTTTCCATGAACATGTTGTCCATGATCGGCTTCAGAGGCGTAGCCAGTCGGCCGAAGAGGTTAGCCCTGAGATTGAGCGTGTCGCCAGGCAAAACCTCGTCCACGAAAATCGGGACGAGGTTGCCGGCATCCAGGGTAGTTTTTAGACCGTGAGATCGGTTGAAAGATGAGCGCGGAATTTTTGCGCTTGGAACCTGGCTAAACTGATGAGCCATTACCGACTTTTGCCGGTTTCCGGTCCTGCGTTTCGGCATTGGAAAGCCCCTCCGTGGGCGCGTCTGAGTCCGTTCGCACGTACTCTACGCCATTTCCAAGCGATTTTGGAGTATCCAGTTGATATTGGGCCGTTTCGTCATCCCATACACCCAGGACGAATAACGTGTAGTCCTCGGGGTGCGCACCAAATTGATGATCCGAGGAATTGATGCAATCCCCGAAGGTGCGTTGCGCCATTTCGGCGCGTGGAAGGATGAACGGGGGAAGGTAAGCAGACGCTTTCGCGTCGTGAATGCAGAAGATTTTATGGAGCATGTTCCAGGTTCCTTTCGTTGAGAGTTTTAGTCCGGTTGTCCCGAGCTTGGGCCGATTGAAACATACGCAAGCCAGTTTCGTATTCGGCGTTTTTGTGATGCTGAATTCTTTTAGCCTGGACAACTTTAAATAGCTTCGGATCGTGAAGTTGTAGCCAGTTGTAGTAGTAACGCGGCACCGGGCATTCTTTGCCCTTGTAGATTACGTGATCCGCTGGGAATACCTCCTTGTAATATTTTTCTATCCACCGTTTGCCAACGGGTGGTTTAAGGCTCATGAGCGCGAATTCGGGATGAACTTTTACTTCTATCCCGTGATAGTCCTTCACGTAGTGTTCGTCGGCCATGTCGCCGTTTATTTTTTTCATTGTGTAACGGGCCGTGTAGCCCGCATTTTCCAGCGTTAACGCTGAGATCAACGCATGCCCATGCGGCCATGCTTTTTCTAGTTTAGGTGACCGATATAAGAGACCGCCCTTTGATTTTTTCCAGGGGAATTTATCTTCGAAGTCTGTCCCGAAAAGACAGACATGATAATGCGGGCGGGAGAAGTTTTCGCCGTACTCGCCTACGGCGTAATAGCTGAACCTGTGACCAGCGTGTCGCAGAGCTTTGAAGAATACCTGGAGATCTGTTTTGGCGACGGTAACCGGATCGTTTTCGAACGTAAGAGTAAGCCAGCAATTTCTTTCATGCATTGCTGTCTCGTGATAGCACCTGATCGCCCACTCTCGCGCTTTACTGAGTCTACAATCGCGACACATGCCGCAAGCGAAAGTAAGCAGGCCAGTAGAATTAGTCCGGTTGAACGAAAACGAACCATTCGGTAATTTATAACCTTGAAGGGGGGATCGGCAGGGCATTGTCGATTTCTCCAGGGGGGCCATCCGGCCCCCTTTTTTTTTGATTAGAGCCGGTAGCCGCCTCGCATGATGCGACGAGGCTGATTTTTCCGGTGTTGACCGGATTTACTGCGGAAAAGCCGCCTGGAGCGTTTCCGCGTGAGTTTGGTCCTTTTGTAAGCCATTTGATGATGCCTCCGGCGGTTGTCTAGACGATCCAAATCGGAGCGTCTGATCGAGAATATCTGTCACCTAGCATAATAACAACAAGAGAGGTGATTATGCGTTGGTGCCATCCCCATCATCCGGGTCTGGCACCTCGGGAGCCGGTTCCGGCTCCCTATTCGGCTCTAGATCGTCCTCAGAGCCGTTTTCCGGCGTTTTTAGGTCATCTACGCCGGGTAGCCCCTCTTCGACCGCAGAAGCGGTTTCTGCGACCATACAGGCCGCTTCGAAGAAGTTTTGATCGGGCGCATCGCCGTATTGCGGCTTCTGGCGCGCCAGGTGATCGATCTGGCCGGTCCTGGTGAACCGGTCCACGATTTTATTAACGTCGCACTCATCCTTGAAGGATTGCTTAACCAGCGACGTGGCCCCAGCGAAGCTAATCGCATGGGGCCGTTTTGAGCTTTCCTTTTTCTTGTTCATTTGAGCATCTTCCGGCGTTCCAGATACGCCTTTATTTTTTCCGGGTTTTGCACCGCCCAGTTTAGTTTTTGCTCAGGCGTTTTGATGCCAGGCGGCAAGTCCATTTCGTTGAGTGTCTCCAGGAGGAGACGATCTGCGCGGTCCGGATTGATACCCAGGGACTGCGCGATATCGGCAACGTGACGCTTTGCCTCGTTGACGATGTATTCGGTTCCGCGAGTAGCCGCTTCACCGATGTTTTTCAGTGCGAACGCCGTCGTATTCGGCGTTTCGGTAATCATGTTCCTGATGTCCAACTTTTTCGCTTCGCTTTCGATGGACTCCACAATTCCACCGACACTAGACGCAGGTTTGATAGCTAACCGCTGAGCGTCTTGCAGTGCGATACGAGAATTAGATTCTTTGATCTCCTGGCCAAGTTTTTTTGCAGCCAGGGCCGTACTAGCAGCCATCTCGATTCCCCGGCCCAGGGCTTGCTTCGGATTTTGCATTTGGGCCATCGCACCGGACGGAGTGGAAGAAGGAGAACCCAACGCAAGGATGCGATTCAATCCCGCTGCTTCCAGATCCGTGGAAGCGCGCTGATACGCAGTGCTGGACATGCGTTCCTGGAAGGCTCGGTTTTCCGCCGCAATCTGATAGTTCATGCGGTTCGCCTCCCTCTGTCCACGAGAAGCGGTTGCGCCTCCGAATAGTGAGCCGAGACCTGAAATTAAGGCAGAGCCAATAATCGGGTCCATTAGATCGATCCCTCCCTCGCCTGTTTAGCTGCGCGGCTCCACAGGGGCCCACAGGCCGCGCGCGTTAAATCACGCACGACATGTGGACTCTGTGGATTATGCTCGCGCACCGGCTTAGAAGTGATCGATCAGTCCGGGTACACCGTAGAGAGGCATCGGACGAGCGCAACGATAGTGGAAGTAGCAGTCCAGCAGGAAATGGGGTTCATCAGGCACCGCGATAATACGATCGATGGGAGGATTGTCCTGGATAAACTCGGACGACAGAACTGGACGATCCGCGAAGTCCTGGGACAGATGCCAAACATCCAGGGAAGCGGGATCGGTTGAGCGGAACTTGCCGGTAATCTGTGACGGCTTGTAGCGATAATCCGCGAAGGCCTCCTGGTAACCGAAAACGTCCTCGTCGTTTGCGGAACCGTCGTAATAAATTTCCTTGGATAGCACCGCCATTTCGCCCAGGTGCGAAAGCGCGGGCCAGAAGAAATCGAACCGCGTCTGGCGAGACCACAGCCGATTAAGTCCCTGCTGGTAGGTCAGATCGGCCCGGAAGTTGACCAGGCCGAGAACGTAACCGTGTTCGGTGAAGGATTTCGTGAAGCCGTGGCCCTGGGCAGAGACTGTTCCGAAGGCGGCCAAATTACCCTGGGGCGTTTCAGCCCCTGGGCCACCAGAGATTTGATCGGAGGTCTGGGCCACAGGATTTATTGACACCATCGAGCTGCCGCCGCCGAGAAATTCCGGACGTTGCAGTCTCGCGTCAGGGGAGGTCACGCCAAAGTGGGAACGGATGATTTCCGTGTACCTGGTTCCCCC